CTCTGATCCCGCCCCAGTTCTTACTCGGTAGACACTAGCACCTTCCCCTGCTATCGAAACCTGTGCGGAGTTGTAGGTAGATGTTGTGCCGACTTGCAAACTTGAGTTAAGTTGCAGGACGCCCGCCGCAGTCAGCGTCATCCGGATCACGTTGTTCGTGCCGAACTCAAGCGGGTCGCTGCTGTTGGTGCCGATCACACCAGCATAGGCAGAGTTTCCCCCGATGATGTCATTTCCAGCAGCGCCCGCCTTGCCAATATAGATGCGACCGTCGGCATTAGAAGCATAGAGCGATACAGCAGTTGTTCCCGCGTCGTTGCCTGCCCCAATATTTCCACTCGCACTCAGCGCCCCGGTGACGGCTGCGCCCGTCGTGTACAAATCAAGCACTGGAGTGGTGAATGTAGTACCGCCAAGTGCTGTAGACGGCGTAAATGATATTGCCCCTGCGATTAACTGGTTCACAGACAGTTGCCAGTTGCGGGCCGTATTGCTGCCAACGAAATTTACGAAAGATGCCGCGTTGAGTGAAGCATCGCCTATATTTAAAACTGCCGTAGTACCCGCACCTACGGTAGCGTTGCCCGTCATAGTCAGCGTCGTAACGCCAGTCGCCCCCGCCGTGAGCGCCCCGGTGCCGATGTTGATCGAAGGATTACCGGTGCTGGTGACGTTGCCAGAAAGAATAAACGCACCAATCGTATTGGCCGTCAGGGTGGTGCCGTTGAACGTCAGATTGGCAGATCCAGCCAACACACCACTACTGTTGTACTGAACTTGCGTATTTGATCCACCAGCCGGTCCTGACGTTGCGCCAGCAATAAGCGTCACAACCCCTGAATTGTTCTTGTAATACAGCTTCCCATCAGTGATGTTAATGGCAAGCTCGCCATTGACAAGATTTCCAGCGGTAGGAACAGCAGATGCAGTCGTGCTGTAGTAAAGAGAAATCGGAGTGTAATTTGTAGCGGCCATGTCAGCCCTCTCAAACTAATGTTGCTGTCAAAATAATGCTAGGAGAAACAGGCGTAGTTGGCGTAGTTCCAGCAGGCAAAGTGTTCATGCTGATATTAGTAGACTCAGCCATCCAATACAGTTGCAAATAATCATTTGCAGCAAGCGTCATCACATAGTTCCAAGTGGCAATAATTGCCCCGTCTATTCCAGCATGTCGATTTGGAACGCTTACCCTTCCGGCAGAGTATGGAACATTTGTACCGTTTAACTTTAGCCAGATGGTCGCCTCATGAATCGTGGAGTCTGAATTTACTAACTGAGCAGAAAATTGTATGTTATAGACCCCGGCATTGGCAAAAGTAATTCTGTTGCTACTGACAATGCTCACGCCATTTGATTCGGCATTAACACCAATATTTATCGGATATTCGGTGGTTGTACTTGCAATTGTTTGCGTGGTTGTGTCGTAAAAAGACCCATAATACCGGGTGGCACTTAGCCCAGTTGTCAAATTTACCCAGTTAGACCCGTTATATATCTCAATTTCGGATGTGTCTGAGTTGGCCCTGACCATTCCAAATAAAGGTAAAGCAGGGCGAGATGCGGTCCCGCCAACGGTTATCTTGGTATAGCTACTTCCGGGAATAATTGGATTATCAGACAAAGAAAGAACCGGGTTTGCGCTCGCCCCAGTCCCATTCGATACAGAAATCTGACTTGCAGTGCCGGTGATTGTCCTTGGCGTAACCGTTCCAGATCCCGTAGAAACCACAAATCCAGCACCAGAAAGCAATGACAAGGAAGAGACAATTCCGGACAGGGCCAAAGAGGGATTTCCAGACTGACCATCCCCATTCGTTATGCTCAAACCATCTCCACTGGTCACAATACTTCTTGGCGTGATTGTGGTTGAATTTGTCTTTACAAGAATTCCATTTCCAGCACTCTCCAAAGATGATGATGCCCCATTCAACATTACAGTTAATGTTGATTGAGCGCCACCATCAACTAAAGTCAAACCGGTCTGAGTGGACAATTGCCTGCTATTTAATAGACTAGGCTCATTGTTGACAGTGATAAAGGTCTGAGTGTGGCTTGGAACGGCTGCAATTGAATTTGTGGTTGTTCTAACCGTGACCCCCTGCTGAACAATGGGAACAAGCTCTGTTCCGTTCAGAGCCTGTGCAGCAGGAAGATCAGTTATTTTGACATTTGCCATTACGGCGTTACTTCCAAGCCATCTAGATTCCCATCGTTTTCGCCTTGCTCAAGCGAAATGACAAATCCACCATACTCCCCAGTAATTAAATCATTTGGATCTACAGCCACACTTACATCAGGTCGAGGAAATCTCAGGTTTATTCGCTCAGTTTGCCTAGCAGGAAGTCTATAAGGATCAAACTGATCTTTACATCCCTCATCACACACTCTAAGACCCGGGAAATTTGGATCGCTTTGCAAGACAGCAAGGGGACGCTTCATCTTGCATCTGTCGCAGACTGCAATAGCAATCGTTGATAAACCTCTGGTGTCAAGAAATCTTGGCATGATCAGCGTGTATACGGACTTATATTCGGCGCAAAGAAAATCGGAGATTTATCCCGCTCTTCTGCTTCAGCAAGTCCAAGATATTTCTCAGCTTGAGATTCAAGATATTGAATTCGATCCATAGGGACATTAGGCAACTCAAGACTCATCCTGTGAGCCAACATCATTTGAACCGCTTCATACCACCTTTGTGGTATTTCAAGCTCTCCACTCAGGGAGCCAACATCCATGATCTGACGGGAATACCAAACCGTCATCTGAACAAATGGGTCTGAAGGAGTGGGCCAAAGATAAATGGACTGACGCGGAAGGGTTCTGTCAAACCAGAACTGATAGGGCTGATTGGCAGTAAAGTTCTTGTTAGGAAGATTGGTGTAATCGTCTCGGTTCAACCTAGCCATCATCACTTCACGGCTGTTGTTACCAAAATACAATTCACGCACCACAAGAGTATTTCCGCCAGTCTCTCGAATTCGATAATACTGGCAGCTTTGACCCGGTTCAATGTCGTACCACAGCCATTGATCATTTACCCAAGTCACTTGACCCGGATCGTACAAGGTACTCCATGTTGCGCCATCAGTGGAATACTCAATCAAAATATTGAACGTCCCACTAACACCCGGAAGAATGCCCACGGATCCAACATAGATTGGATTGTCACTTCCGTAATCAATGCCGATGTACCCATCAGGGGATGTCTGTGTAACCATTGTGTCTACATCGCCATCAAAGGCGTTTGCAGTCACTCCAGATGAGTTCAGATAGCCACCAGTGGAGTTTGCGCTTGGACGATCCATTGTCCTGTATAGAGCGTTTAGAACGTCTACAGCACCAACTGGAAGCTCATACACATATTGCTCTGGCTTCAATCCAAAAACTTCTTTGCTGATAGCCCAGTATTGAATTCCTATGTTTGCAAGATTGGAAAGGAGGAAATACAGGCTCTCTCTTGCAGAAAGCAATTGTTCAGACGTTAGCTCTTCAGCCAACTTGCCGCAGCGTCTTGCGCCGTGATCAATCAGCGTCTGAACCGATATAACCGTTTGCCCAATTGTTCCTGAATAAGCCATGACTTTCCTTTACCAACCGGGACAATTCCAACGCTTTAGGGATGCCTTTGCTCTAGGCGCATCCCCCTTTGCATTTTTTACAACACCAGACATGCGAGCGCAAAAAGAATCTCGCCTAGAGCCACCTTGAGGCTGCGGAGCCTTCAAGTTGCTCCCGGTTTCCCGGTTATACTTTTCTCGACCTTTGGCAGTTAAGCCAGCACCACGTTCAGTAGAAAGCTTTTCACCACGACCAACAGCAAGGGACACGCCGCCACTTGCTTTACTATCAGGAAGCTTTGCATAAGACTTTTTGCCCACATTGCTTTCTGTGTATTCAGAAGCAATAGAAGGCTTGATGCCAACCTTTTTTGCAAACGCAGGATTGTTTTCCGCAGCTTTCATCAATCTAAACTGCGCCTTGCTTTTTGCTGGCATGATCCAATCCATTCAGAAGACAGGGGCCAAAGCCCCCGTCATTTTTAGCAAGCTCCGCCTTTTTTACGAAGGAGAATGTTTTTCTTGAAGTTCTCGTATCCACGATTTTCGTTTTCCGTGGCACGTTGATCTTCAATTTGACGCTGCATCGCAGCCCTCTCAGCAGCAGTCGGAGCAGCCACAGTCTGCCTCTCACGAACAACAGTCGCAGACTTGCTTGCAGGGGTAACAAGATCCCCATCCTTGTACTTCTTGACCTGACCACCTTTCTTGAACGTACCAGAAAGCTGATTGATCACAACAGGAGGAGTGGGTTTCTTGTGCCCTTGCGGCATAGCCACGGGTTTGCCTGTATCAACAAGCCCGCCCGTGGCTAGCATTTTTTTGCGGCACCACCTTTCTTGAAGCCGCCAGCGTTACCCTTACGAACTCCGCCAGTCGTGCCATCGGTCTTGCCGGGAGGGGTGCCAACAACATTGCCTTCAACGTACTTCATGACGCCGCCTTCAGCACGCTTTTGGACCTTGCCGCCTTTCTTGTAGCCAGCATCGTTCCCAAGCTTTACACCACCAGTCTTTGAAGGCGAATGATCAGCCTTGGCCGTGTCCATCTTGGTCGGGTTGTAGGGGCCAACACCCTTCTCAGACTTGATGATACCGCCGCTCTTGTAGCCACCTTGCCCCATAGCCACGCCGCCAGTCTTCAGAGCAAGCTTGGTGCCCTTGCCGCCCTTATGTTCCTGCGCATCGTGCTGCTTCATGGCTTTCTTGATCATGGCCTTGTCTTGATCCATATCAGCCTTGCCGCCTTCCTTCATCACAGCAGCGGGCATACGACCAGCCATAGCAGCCCTGCGAGCAGCCATAGAAGGCTTACCCGGGGCGCGTACAAGAGCGTTGACCGCAGGACGGCCAATCAGGGCAGGAGTGCGAGCAAGTGCGCCCATTGCACCACCATCCATTTTCTTTTCAGGCTTGCCCATCGTGGACTTCATCTTGGGCATAGCAACATGACCACCTGTTTTCAGCTTCAGAATCACTGAAGGCTCAGTAGTCTCCATTTTCACCATCGGTTTAAATTGACCCATTTCTTTCTCCAAAAAAAACTACGTTGCCTTCGTGAAATTAGTTCATGGTACTGATATTGTGACGATATTCTATGGCTAGCGTTTCGTCAATGTCGCTATGATGTCTTGACAAGCTTCCTTGAAAAACTGCATAGCGTGCTGCTGATACTCCTGATTTCTGGAGACAATCGACGGATGCAATGAATATCCCCAAGTCGCCAGAAAGTCACAGGAATAGCCTACGTGGGGGGCATTTATCTCCCTCCAGTTCTTGTCCAAATAATAGAACGCAAACTCTGAGAACGGCTCCTTGTGGGTAGGATCACCGTAATACCGGCTGGACGCCCAATGAGGGAGAATCAGGGTGCATTTCCCATCAACCCGCAAAACCCGGTAAAGCTCGTTGAAAAAATGCACCCGTTCCGGCCACGTTAGATGCTCAATAAAGTGGCTGCAGTGAACCTCTTCCACAGACCCATTCTTCCAAGGCCAAGGCTTGCGAAGGTCGTGAACCAAGTCCACAGCATCAAATTTCAGGCTATCTACCCCGTAGAAGCCCTCTTTCTTGTTCTTGCCACACCCAAGATCAAGCTTCAGGAGTTCTGGAACCGCAACCGCCTTCAGTTGTTTCTTTGCCATTTTTCCCCCTTACCAGCAAATATCGTTAGCTAAATCGTAATGCCCTACTAGGACATCACAGTCAATTGCGCAGCGATACCCATATTTCCTCGCATCAGCCCAGAAATACAAGTCCTGCGTCCCCACACCTTCTTTTCCTGCAATCGTCTTGAACCAAGGCTTTCGCAGGCGCTCGTCCCTGAACATCTTCATGCGCCAGAGATTAAACCCCATCCCGGTTCCGCAACACTCTACAAGCTGACCAGCAACAGGCGGTTGAGGACGAAAGTTAAGCACCGGGTCTTTTGGATCGCCCCAAATCTGGGGGACGCCACCCTCGCCTTTTGTCCAATAAAGCCCACCGATGCAGGCGTATTCAGGATGCTCTTCCATGCGCTTAATGAGCTTGATCAACCCATCAGACGGTGGAATATTGTCATGTTCAATGGTCAGGATGTACTCCCACTGACCAACTTCAGGGTGATTCACTATCTCTTCAATTGAGTTACTGAAAGCCTCTCCAACCTCCATCCCAATTGCAGCCATGCGATGAGATGCCTGATTTGGCGGGAAGATCAAACCACAGTGAGATAGATAGACCTTCGTGGGAATCTGCGCCCCAGCGGGGATCATCATCACCACCCGTTGTTTCTTCCAGCTTGCACCCTGAATAATCCTAGCCGTTGACTTTGGTAAGTCAGCGTTATGCCTTCCCGCTTCTATTAGTTGTGGTTTCATTACTGCCCTATCAGTGTTTGAAAATCCATCGGGACAAACGCAAAAACATCTTGTTTTGTTGGTTGCGGCCAACCTCTCTCCGCGCATATAGCTAACATTGCATCATATACCGTCTGATACACCGTTGTAGGTTGAGAGGAAATTTCGTATGAAGCGATGCACGTTCCAACTTCAGTGATGGGAGTCTCAGCAATAATCTCAGCAGATATAGATGCCGTCCACTTATAGGTCAGTTCATAGTGGGTAGTTGGAGCGCCGCGAAAATCAATACGATCAAACTCAAGAAATATTTTGATCATAAGTTACGCATCCTGAAAGCAATATCCGCCCGCTGCGCATTGGACCCTTGCTGCGTCAGGTTTGACAGACCTATCGTACTGAAGTTGGTCGTTCCAGAGTACATGCCTAGCCCGGTGTACCATCCGTTACTGTTTGCAGTGTTTTGCCCCGGCTCCCTTGCAGAGAATGCTCCCATTTGCGCTGAACCCACACCAAAAATGGTTAGGGTGTTTGCCAGTGAGGTAGTTGCCGCTCCAGTCAATCCAGTAGCTCTAGTCGATAACGCTACGCCCATCCAATACTTGTCTGCCGCAGCACTTAAAGAAAGCGGAGCCGAAAGGAAGAAATTACCCGTAGCCGAACCCGTTACGTTGCTACTCCAAGTCCACTGACTAGCCGTGGTGATCGAAGATGCACTGGATAGCGTCTGCCCATTCAACGTGTACATCACCGCCGTAATAGACCACAGTACACCAGCGCTGGAGTTATTGTTCGCAGTAGCAACGCTTGCCGAAACCATAACGTCAAAACGCGAAGCCGAAAGATTATGATCCATCGGGCAATAAATGATTGACGCTGATCCGTTTATTGGCGCACCAATAGTAGTTGCGTATATGTCAGGCTGATAGAAAATTGATTCCGTTACATCAGCATACGAAGCCGTCATCGTTGAGCCATTTAGGCCAAACGTGATGTTATTGCTGTTTGAAAATATTACAGTCCCGTTGGTTACAGTGGCACCACCAGCGGCAATATTAGGGCCAGTTTGATTGGTAACACCACCACCCGCGCTAATCACAATGGTGTTGGAATTACCCGAAAGCGTTACATTACTACCGCCTTCAAGAACCAGCGGTCCTTCAGTCGAAAGACTGTAGGAGTTACCACCAACAGTATTGCCTACTAAACTCCACGCTGAAAAGTGATCATCCGTGTTATTCAGCGAAAGCGATACACCATTGGTATTGACCGAAAGTGTTCCCGCAAGGTTGGTGAGCGCAAGGGCCGTATTTGTTCCAGCCCCACCACCACTTGGGGATGCCACGCTGATAGCAAGACCGTTGCTGTTTAACGTCACGCTGGCGTTGGTTGCGCTCGTACCCGTACCAGCATATCCCCGAGCATCCAAAGACAGGCCAGAACTATTGACCGTCCAAGTGACGTTGGATTGTGCCGTGTTTAGCCCGATAGCGTCAGTCGATGCCCTTGCGGTTGTGATGAATTGGGGAACAGCCATAGAGAGGCCATTTGTACCCAAGGCAGCAGTTATCGCGGTTCCAGCAGTGGTCGTGCTTGTAAAGCCAGTCCCAGCCCTGCCTGACGTTAGATCGTTGACATAGGTAGTAATGAACTGTGGAACAGCCATAGAAAGGCCGTTGGTCCCTAGT